GGCCAGCGCTTGCAGATCCACGACATTGCTTAGAGGGCGTTCCAGGCGCTCGATAATCATGCCCCGCCCTCCGCATCGATCATGTCCACGATCTCAGGGCGGCGAAACACTGCCGCGACCGCTGTCCGGCCAATGAAGTCTGCAAAACCTGCGCGGTCTGTGGCGGGCATCGCCTGCCAGATCGCAGCGGCATGTGCTTTGAGTTCGTCGCGGGTGGCAGCTGCTGCCCAGGCTTCGGCCTGACGCATCAGGCTGGCGCGTGGTGCGCCAGAATTGCTATGATCGCCCATGATCGGGCCTCCTATGAGGTTCGGTTGGAAGGCCAGCGGGGGATTGTTTGGCGACGTGCCCCGCTGGCCGGATAGGCTGGTTAAGTATTGGTCCAGACGTCCTCATCCTCGATCGACAAGAACGCATTGTTGATGATGAAGGCCGGACGCAGCACGAACAGCGCCTGGCGGGCGCTATGCGGCTTCTTGAAAAACTCTGATTCCGGGATCAGCGCATAGCGCGCTTCTTCGCCTTCGACCCAGATCAGCAACAGTTTCATCGTGAAGATGCCAACTAGGGCGTTGGCCGGGAAATCCACATGGGTGCCCGTGACCAGGCCGGTATCCTCGATCACCGCACGGGCGATGCCGGTCGCGACCGGCAAGGCCATTCCGGTCGCGTTCATTTCGGCCAGCAGTGCCAACATCGCGATGTCCGCATGAGAAAATTCTTGCCAGCCTTCCTCGCGCTCAGAGAACAGCTTTACCGTGCCCCGGTCGATCCAGTTGCGCAGCGATTTCGGTTTCAACCCACTGGCAAAAACGGCTTGCGAAAACCGAAGGACAGGGCGCTTGAGCGGTGCCATAGGAAACTCCCCATGTGAGGCTTTTCTGGTGGATAGCCTCACATGAGGTATTCTGGCAAGGGCTATTTTTGTGCGCAGATCGAGCCATGCTCAAAGTGTAAAAAATTACACTTCCATTTCTTGCCAAACTGACAGCGCAGATGGCGGGAAATGCGGAATGTTAACTTCGTCCGCCAAACTGACAGCGCAGATGGCAGATGGCAGATGGCAGATGGCGGGAAATGCCGAATGAATACGTCGCCAAAAACACAGCGCCGGGGCCGGAATGCAATTCCGGTTTACACTGGCCATATCCTGCAACTGCAACACCCCTCCGAAGCCCTCCATGAGACAACCCCGGCGCGATCTCTCGCACCGGGGTCGGACAGGTCGAATTGAGAACGGGTGTTATGCAACAGTCCCGGAGGTTGAACCGGCCCGGATCGCGACCAGGCGCTGCGCCACGTCCTCGGCCACCGTGCGGGCTATTCCGATACCTTGCGACATGGCCCGGCTTTCGTCCTGGGGCAGCTCACCTGCCGCCATGCTCAAGAGGGTCAGAAGGTTGCGCAGCCGGTTCAGTTCGTCCTCTGCCTCGATCAGATCGCTCATGCCGCACCCCTTTGCCCTGCCAAGGCCCGCACGGCCCCGGAAATTCGAATAAGCCCGTCATGCTCTGAGGCTTCGCAGAACTCGGCCAGCTCGATCAGCTGCCCGGCTGTCGGCTGGTCCATGATTTCCAGAAGCTGCAAGGTGCTGCCGTCCCGGATGTCTTCAGGCAAGCCGGGATCGGCTGCCAGAACGCGGTTTTCGCGTGGCATTGTCGGTTCTCCCTTTGGACAGGTTGCGATACTCTCTAATCGCTGATATCTGGATATCAGAAGTAAGCAATGCCCGTCAACACAAAGATATCAGGATATCAAATGAGTGAGGGAAAAGAAGTTCAGGTTCTGGTGCGCATGCCGGCTGCATTAGCCGAACGCCTGGATCAATACCGGCGCAGCGTTGCAGATCTGCCCTCACGGCCAGAGGCAGTGCGGCGGCTTGTCGATCAGGCGCTGGTATCAGTTAAAGGAGCCTAGGGATAAATGGCTTTGGCTGCCAAAGCTGACAAAATCTACGTGATTGTCTCTGACAACGGGCCTGTAAAGGTTGGCATTACCAATGATCCAAAGCGACGTCTGAAATGGTTTCAGTCAGCATCGCCGGATAAAATGACGCTTGCGTATGTTGCTTCGGTTGGAGCCGATGCGAGAGCTATTGAACGAAAAGCTCATGACCTCCTCAAAGAGCACCGGCTCAAGGGAGAATGGTTTGACACCTCTACATGGCGTGCTGCAGAAGCGATAAGCGCGGCCATCTATGAATTTACAGGGTCACAAGAAACGGCGTTGGAAAGGGGCTTTGTCATGCCATTGGTCAGTGTTTCCGGGGCTGCCAAGCTGTTCCAGGTATCCCGCCCAACATTACAGAGAGCATTAAAAGAGGGTAATATTTCTGGACTAAAGGTGCTGTCTGGCGGTTCTGAGACTTGGCAAATTGACACGGCAGAGTTGGCACGCCTCTATAAGCTACGCGATCCAAATTCCGGAAAATTGACACGTCACGAAAACGAAAACGAACCAGCTATTGACGTGCCAAACCAGAACGAAACCAGCAACTTGACGGGGGAAGTTGTCAGGGGACTGGAAGGGCAGTTGCGGGCGATCCGAGAGGAACTGGCGGCAGCTCTGGCCGTGTCCGAGGAACGGCGGCGCTTGTTGGATGAAATGGTGAAAGCGCTGCCTCGGCCTACGTCACCAGAAAAGCCCCGGCGTGGGCTTTGGGATAGGCTACGCGGGCGTTAGCTTTTGCCGCCTTCGATCACGTCCAGGCGATAGCGTTCGACAGCCTGTGCATGGTTGTTGATGTTCCCCCGATAGATTGCCTCGGGGTTGATCATGATGGTTTTCGATCTGCCGTTCTGGACACGCTGAATTGCTCCGACTTCCTCAAGAAGCTTAAGGGCGTTGGCCATGTTGGGCGCTTTGGTGTGAGTGATCTCGCAAAGCTCTTTTGCTGTCTTGGAGCATTTATGAAGCTCCCAATTCATGTGGCGGCTGATCACCCAAAGGACAGATACGGCTTCCTTGGCCTGCGCCGTAGTCTTGGCCCGCTCAAACAACCGTTCCGTCACCGCGTCGTGATACTGGAAAGAAATCGACACGTTGCCACCCCCGAAGAAATCGAACTCATGCTGTTGTGCTGCCGACAGTTCCTTGGCCACCTGGGCGGCATCACGTGCCCGCGCGGCGCGCTCAGGGCTGCTTTCCTGCAACGCTTGCTGATCTAGTAACAGGGCAGCCTGATCGTAAGTGCCGCGCCGCCGCATGGCACGGTCCGTCAGGCTGGCAGGCGGGTTCGGGTTATAGGCTTTGCGCGGTTCAAGTGCCCCCACAATCACCCCTATCGACTGCACCGGCGAACCGTTCCGGCGCTGTGCTTCCTGCGTGGCTTTTGCAAGTTCAATGTCATCCGAGGACACTCCCATGCGGCGCAGCTCTTTGATCGTGGTTCTGCTCATGTCCCCGTCCGACAGTTATCTGTGGGATAACGGTAGTTATCTGTGGGATAACTGTCAACTGCGATGATTGCTAACGTGCACAGGCTTAAACCGCCAAAATGCACCAGCGTATCCATATATCCTAAGAAGATAAGAAAAGGGCCATGAGAAAGGCCGGGGCACGCCAATGCCCCGGCCCTCTGTTCCCGCCATGCTCGCGACATGACGAAACGGTTGCCAGACCCCCAGTGCTCGCTGGTGTCTGGCTGCGCCGCGATACGGGAATCCTCGTATCCGCGCCTGACGGGGTTATGGGCCATGTCGCCCGGGCACTGTCCGTCTGATCCCAGATGCTTTGCGGCGAAGCTGAAACCGCAGGGCGCATCCCGGCCCTATTCCGTCAATCCTGTATTCGGATACCCTTCGCTTGTTCTGCTCGGCCTGTATGGCGCTTAGGGCAGGCTTGTTTATCGTGGTCACGTCCGCCGCAGTAGGAACAGCGCAGGTTCGCCCGTCGCGCCGATCCGGCCCATGTGTGCGGGCACGTTCTTTTGTCGTGTTGATGCGATCCGCAGTAGCTGCACCTCATCGTTTCAATCCTGCCAGTCGATGAATTGCAACGCGTCCTGCATCGTCGCGCCATCCAGACCCGCCGCCTTCGCCTCGGCCATCGCTTTGACCATCGCGCCCAGGGCACGGGCCTTGCCGCCGTGATCGAACGCCTGCATCGGGCGCACCACATCGATCGTCACCGGCCCGCCCAGCTTTTCAGTGGCTTCCTCGGCCAGCAGGTTGGCAATCGGTTGCAGGACCAGCTGGGCCAGATGTCGCTGCGCCTCGCGGACCATCGGACCAGTGGTGGATTCGTTCACGAGGCCGGGCAGGATGCCGAACACGCCGTAAACGTCGCCCTTGGCCCCGGCCAACAGCTTGTCGGCCAATGTCTTGTCCAGCTGCGGTGACAGCTGGTCAGGCGACTTGCCAAGCTGGGGGTGCATCCCCGCCGCGACCGACTGCGCCACGCCCTCGATCACCAGGGTTGCCCCGCGCTTGCCCCGGAAACCGGACCGCAACGCCTCCATGTCATCGGCGCTGCCCTCTGGCGTGGGCACGATCTGGCTGCCGATCGGGGCATCCCGGAACACGTCGCGCATCGCCGTAGTGATTTCTTCCAGCAGGCTGGCAGAGAGCCGGGCGCGCGACAGGGGCGCGGACCCCGCCCAGGGCGTCGTGGCATCGCAGCCGATCCGAAAATGCAGCACCTCGCCCGCCAGCACGGTTTCATTCCGCCCGCCGCCGATTTCGGGCAGTCCGACGCGATAAGCGCGGGGCTGGCCGTAACGGGTCGAGATGTCCCAATCGGTGCAAGGAATGATCTGATCACCCCGGATCAGGAACAGGCATTCGCCCCGCAGCCCCAATGCGCGCGCCGTGAGGGCCATGTTGCGCCGATCCAGCATGTCGGTGCCCCGAACGTCTGCGAGGCTCAGACCGGCCTCCCAGAGGCTCACAGAGGCTTGCACCGCCGCCGTCAGTTCGCCCAGCCCCGCCGCGCCGGAGATCCACGCTTCACGCGCGGCCATGAGCGAAGCGGTATAGCCCGGCTGCACGGCGCGGGTTTCGATTGCCGGTGCCTTGCGCCGGAAAATGTCCATCAGCCCCATCAGAGCCTCCAACGCTTCAGGTGATGCGTGACCAGGCGTTCCGCGACCTCGCCCACGGGCTGCCAGTTGCGCGCCTCGATCTGCGCTTCAGGATAGGCCGGGCGGGTAACGGCCGAGATTTCGAACAGCTCGGCCGACGCGATCGTGCGCAGGATGCCCGCGCCGCGCCGCTCGATCCGTTCACCGCCGCGCGGGACGCGGAACCCCGGAGACACGCCCCGGATCAGGCCGGACCCGTGGGCTGCCAGAAAATCACGGGCCCAGCTGGTGCCGCTGTCAATCTCGGCATCGATCACCAGGGCATCGTCGCTGTCCGTCAGGGTCAGGTTGCCCGCCGATCGGGATGCCAGCGGGCGGTTGAAATCATGCCCGGCCAGCAGGTGGATTTCCTCGCCGCGCTCGATCCGGTCGCGGAAGGCGCGCGGGGCGATCACCTCAAGCCGCCCCGCCGCGATTTCCGTTTCCCGGCCATAGGGGAAACGGGCCGTCAGGCGGGTCGCCCCGCCCTCCGACCGCAGCTCAAGGCTGCCGTTGTGACCGCCCCACAGCATCATGCGCCCCCGATGCCGGTCAGGATGCGGGTTTGCAGGCCACGCGGCACGGTGAAGTCCGCCGTGACCAGGCCGGTCAGGACCAGCTGGCCCGACTGTGCCTTGGTGTAGGGGTCGCGGATCAGGTCCACGCCGCCATAGATGCCCAGATAGCCCGGCGCGACACCCTGCACGGTCGCCGTCATGATGGCGGTTTCGGCAGGGATCACGTTGCTGATGGCCGGGGTGCCGACATGCTTGGTCAGGCGGTCCCATTCCGATACGGCGGTGCCGGTGATCAGCGCTTCGTCCAGCTCGGCCCAGATGGCCGGATCGAAGCCCAGATTGACCTGGCTGGCGGACGTGATCGCATTGGCCTGCATGAAAGCCACGATCTGCGCCCGGAACGCTGCCCAGCTGGCCGCCGCATCGACTGCCGTGATGGCGATGCCGTATTCCGCTGCGCCGGGGATCATGCCCAGGGGCTGGCCTGCCGTTCCGGTGCCCATGACGGCCACGCGGTCCAGTTCGGCACCGATGGCCGCGTTCAGGTCGCGCCGGATCGCGGCTTCCAGCCCGTCGCCCGCCTGTTTCAGGGCCTTGCGCGACAGGATCATCTGCGCGCCGCCGGTGTGGTCCGGGTTCAGGCTGCGTTCGGTCGTGCGGTATTCCGACGCCGCGCCCACGTTGCCCAGTTCGGTGGTCTGCCAGCCGAACACGGCGCCCGCCGTCGCCACCGGGAAGGCCAGTTCGCCGGAGGTGATGTTGATGCGCTGGATGCCGAGGCGCTCGGCCACGCTGCCCGGAAACAGCCGATCGATGACGGGCCGGATCACCTTGGGGTTGGGCACGTCTGCCGCGATGGTTTCGCCCGCGCGGGTTTCCAGCGCCGCCAGCGGGACGGGGATGCCCTGATAGCCGCCCGCGTTGCGCAGCTCGGCCACGATTTCAGCAGTCGCGCCCGACAGCGCCTTGCCCTCGTCCAGGGACAGCGCGACCTGGCGCAGCTCGAACTGCCCCATCAGGTCCTGCCACTCGCGATCCGACCGGGTTTCCAGATCGGCCCCGGCCTCACGGCGTTCCTGATCCTCGGACACCAGGGCCGCGCGATAGCGCGTCTCATTGGTCCGGTATTCGCCGTCCAGCGTTTCCATCTGGCGGGTTTCGTCCTCGGTGGGCGTGGGCTTGCCCACCAGCTCGGCCAAGGCTTGACGGATCTCCGATTGGCGACGGGCGATCATGACTGATTTCAGCATGTGTTTTCCTTACATTGCCGGGTTGGGGTTCGTCGCCAGATCGGCAACGGCTTTTGCCCACGCATCACGCGCAGGCGACTGGATCGGGGCGGGCTGGCCGCACTCGATCCGGGTTTTCTTGGTATGACAGGGGCCACAAAGCGCCTGCAGGTTGGCAGGCTCGAAGGCCAGATCAGGGCGCAGGCGGACCGGCTTGATGTGGTCAACCTCCAGCCGCTTGCGTCTTTCGCCGCATCCCACGCAGGCCCATCCGTCCCGTTCCAGGATGACCTGGCGCAGTGCCTGCCAGCGGCGGGTCGAGGTGACGCGCTTGGAGTGGCGGACGTAATCCGACCGCCGCGATGCGTTGGGCAGGGTCACAGCCATGTCGCGCGCGCCTTCCGTTGCGGGGTGGCCTTCATGCGGGCACCCTGCGCCACGGCCAGCACGGTCGCGGCGGCAGCATCGATGCGGCCAAGGGACCGGCCCTTGCCCAGCTTGGCGTTGCCTGCCGGATCGATGATCGTGACGGCATCCGCGAAGGCGAAGCGCAGCAGCAGCGACGGCGCGACCTTCACCTCGCCGTCCAGCAGGGCGCAGCGAAAGCGGTTGATGTCCTCGCTGCCGTCCTTCCAGCCGAAACCGCGCCACAGGAACGGCACCCGGCCAAGCCCGGCCTTGTTCAAAGCCTCGTTGAACTCGGCTGCCCGGAAGCGGTCGCCCACGATGCAGACGGGCTGGATGCCGTCCAGCTGGCGCACGATCTCGGCCAGCCACGGGCCGGGCGGGACGGTGTTTTCGCCCATGACGGACAGTTCGCCCCGATCGTGCATTTCGCTGTATCGGCCCGACACGCCATCGGCTGCGCCGCGATCCAGAAGCGAAGGGAAGGCCGAGAACGTGCCCAGGGCCTCAAGGCGTCCGGTGTCCGGCCAATAGAACGCCGCCGCCGACATGCTGCGCGATCCGCCCAGGTCCACGCCCAGAATGCAGGGGCCTTCACGGGCGGGCAGATCATCGGGTGCGACCTCTGCCGACAGCCATTCGTCCACCGTGACCAGGACAGAGCGATTCTCGATCGAGACACGCTCATTGCGGTTCAGGTTGCGGAAAGACGACAGGGCCGAACCGCCGCGCGCGATGGCGCTGCGTGCCTGGGACACCAGCCAGTCGGCGGACGATCCGATGCCCTCGGACGCGCCGGGGTTGGCTTGCAGCAGCGACGGAAGATCATCGGCGGGCAGGCCGAAGGCGGGCCGATGTTCCTGCACGTAGCTGCCCGGAGGCGGCTGATCCAGCCAGCGCGAAAACGTGTTCGTGTCGTCGGCGGCGGACGTGCTGATGATCAGGGCGCGGCCATCGCGCTTGCCCAGACCCGACAGGATGGCGTTTTCCAGATCGTCGCCCTTGGCCCGTTCCCAGGCCGCGCGTTCGTCCATGATCGCCAGCGTCGGGGAACCGCCCAGGACCGACTTGCCGTCAGCCGCGATGCAGCGCGCCAGCCCGCCGCCATTGCCGCCGAATTCGACTTCCAGCTTGGAGCCGCGGCGGATCGTGAACTGGTCCTGGTCCGCCTCGGGCAGGCCCCGGATGTAGCCCAGCAGGAAATTGAAAGCGATGCGCGCCTGGTCGCGGTTGCGGGCTGCGAAGATGATCTCCCGGTTGGGCTGGGGCTGCTCTTCAAGCGCGCCGACCAGCTCGGCCAGTGACAGGCCCGCCGACAGCGCCGTCTTGGCATTGCCGCGCCCGATCGACAGGACGCCGACCGTCACATTCTTGGCCAGTGCCCCTTTCACGAAATTCCGCTGGAAATTCGCCAATTTCAGGGGTTTTCCGGCCTTTTTGCCCTCGGGAACGTGCAGCAGGCTCAAAAACTGAATTGCGCGGATGCCGGGCGATTTTCCCCGGATTTTTTCCAAAAGTGAGAGAGGAGCTATCAGTCGTCGGTTAGCACCTTGAGGGGCATTGGGGGCATTGGGACCAGATTGGCTGACGAACAAATCGTGCTGGTCGGGGCTGATCTTCTTCATCGCTGGCCCTGCCCCATCGGGATGTCGATGTCCTCGATGCTCATGGCCAGATCGTCGAAAGCTGACGGGGGCGTATATTTCTCTTTCCCCGGCAAATTCTGCCCCACCCGACCGGCAAATTCTGCCCCACCCGTGAGGTTGTAGCGGTTGCGCAGATTTCGCATTCCGCGACCGGTGCGGATGGTCCGGTGTGTGGTGGCGACAAGCCGCAAGCCTTCAAGCAGGCGGATGGCAGATCGCACGGCGCGCTCACTCAAGCCCGTCTTGTCGCACAGCGTGGCAAGGGACGGGTCACAGCGGCCCGTCTCTTGGTTGTGGCAGTGAGACAGGGTGATCAGGACCAGTGAGGCTGAAGGCGTCATCTGGTCGCCTTTGGCTTGAATGATCGCGAAGGCTTGGTTGATGGCGCGCACGCTCATGCCCCACGCTCGATCAGCTCAGGGTCATCCTCGCCCACGACCTGGGGCAGCTCGGCCACCAGGCGCTGCATGACGGACAATTGCTTGGCGCTTGGGGTCCAGCCGGGTTTCTTACGATCCCGCTGCACCGACAGGGCAAAGCCCCGCGACCAGCCACGCGCATCCGCGATGACGCGCGGCCAGCTGAACAGCAGATGATCCACCTCGGCATTGCCGGTGTAGGCAAGGTTCGCGCTCATAGCCGCACCCCGCGCCGGCGCCCGATGATCCGGGCAAAATGCGGGGATAGGGCCTGCGTCTTCTGATCCACCGCGCCACGCGCGTCGAAGTAGCAGGCAGCCTGATCCATCACGGCTAGCCGCAAATCCTCGGGGATGGCCTCGGCTGTCTCGCCATAGCCTGCGACATACTCGATCACGATCTGTCCGCAGGGGCGCTGGCCGGTGAAGCGCAGCGTGGGCCGCGTCCCGGTCGTCGTCGTGAAATCCTCGAAGGGCTGGCCGTCTGCCGTCACGGTCACACTGTCCCAGTCCAGCAGCGGGCCGATGGGCAGGGGCAGGGAATGAGTGCGGGGCCAGCCGTCCAGCGTCACACGCACGGCCTGGGACCGCAGCGCGATCTGCGCCAGGTCCTCGGCCTCGCACACAGCCGCATCGGCAAAGCGCTGCAACTCGGGCAGAGAGCCAGGGTCGTTCGGATCTACGCGGGCATGTTGGGCCAGCGCTTGCAGATCCACGACATTGCTTAGAGGGCGTTCCAGGCGCTCGATAATCATGCCCCGCCCTCCGCATCGATCATGTCCACGATCTCAGGGCGGCGAAACACTGCCGCGACCGCTGTCCGGCCAATGAAGTCTGCA